TTTTCATAGTATTTATCATCGTTTGATACCACATTATCCCATGCTACTGCTCCAGGTGAATAATATAAAGCAGGATTTGAAATATAATCCTTCCCTGTTATATCGGATCCTGAATATCTTGTTTTTAAATCATAACTCTGCCCTAATATGACTGGTTGAGAATGAAGAATAAAGCTTCCATCATACAATTCAATAGCAGTACGCGCAAGCACAAAGCCTGTTAGTTTTCCATTTTTAGAATCTATTGATAGGGATTTGTACATTAAAGCAGATGCAGCCTTACATTTATCTAAATATGGTGAACCTACCGCATACTCTGAATCTGTATAGAAATTTCGTGTAATTCTATCTCCTGAGCTTTCTTCTCCATCAACCATTAATTCAACTTTTCCCAATAACTCCACATCTGTTTTTGCACCATCAAAGTTTGAATCAATCACTTTATACCCTAAATCGTACCAAATAGCGTATTTAATCCCCTGAGAATCGAGTATATTGATTACGTTGCCTATGTGAGTGAAAGTATAAGAGCCTGAAAGGGTACAAATGGTCTGTCGGGTAAAAAAATCAGTATTTTCGCTATGGAAATGATATAAAGTTTGAACTCCTGAAACTACCTCAACTCCTAAGTAATGTTTATAACCCGAATTAGAATGAACAAATATGCTTGAGTAAGTAAGTCCTGAAAGTATAGCTACGTGCGAAGGAACCGGTCTGAATGCTCCGTCTTTAAACTTCACATTGACCAATTCCTCTAACTCTCCCGGTTCAGCAATAGAAGCCGGGGAGTTTCGCCTTATTCCTTTCAGGTTTATTTTCACGGATAAGTGTATTTACGTTTCCATCCATTACTTGAATTAAGGGCTGCGCTTACCTGAAGTAGTTTCTGTTGGTACATAGCAATATAATTCTTTGCTTCTTCGGGAAGTGCTATAAGGAACCAATTAAACATAATCCCCAATGTGATACATTCAAACATCATTGTGTCGGTAGTAGGAATTGAATTGAGGTTCATCCAATCGTAGTTTTCTACAAATATGACCAGTTTATCCGGCGTGTAGATTATATCTTTGTTTTCTACTGCGTATTCTACTTGTGGTGTATTGTCAGGAACTCCAAAGAACTCTGATAATTGCTCTGTAGCAAGTAGAGCTTCCCATGAAGTATTTTCTTCGGCTGTTATTTCTCTTAGTGTGATTAGAGGATTTGTAAATCTTGTTTCTAAAGACTGTTGAACGATAACTCCTTCGGCGATAATAAGATCTGCCTGATATTGAATAGTGTTTGTTGATTTAATGCAATCGTAAAATCTATTACCCTTGGCTCCATTTATCAGATAAGTTACACCTGCTGTCATTTGAAGAAATTCAGATAATTTAATTTCGGGATAATTGCAAGGTAGCCTATCCAAATATGCCGGATTGATGTTCCGTGTAAACGGATTTAGCTGTTCAAGAAGTTCAAGAGTAGTTTGGCGGTAATACGGTTCAAACATATCTTTTTCATCCCCGGTCATTGCTATCAAGTCCAAAAGATGATTCTTTTGCTCTCCGGCTGTTTTCATTCGGGCAATGTAATACGTCCTTTTGCGTACTTCGTTGAAAATATCGTCCTCTAAATATGAGAATCGAAGTATTTTATACTGTTTGGTTGGATCGAGCTTATCAATGTCGGATTGCAACATTGTTCCTGTTTTCAAAGCTAAGTCGCTGAAGTAGGATTGCGGTAGGATTAGAGGAGATACCATAGTCGTATTTTTTTGGCAAAAAAACACAATAACCATGATATAAAGTTGTTTAAAAAACACTTTGTAGAATTGTATGTAATTTATAACAAAAAAAATCCGAACAACTTAATGCCCGGACTTTAATTCAAATTGCTTTTAGTTTGTGTTCAATCAGTCTTATTTCGGTGTAAACAAGCTCTATTTCTTTGATTGGAACGGTTTCGATACTTTGAATGAGTATATCCAATTTATCAGAAAGTATTTGTTTTTTCTGTTTTGAGTTGTCGATTATTGAACATTCCGATAACTTGCAATTACACTCGTAGTACTTCTTTTGGTTTTCTCTGTTTCGTTGTAATTCCCTTTCTTTCCTTTTTAGTTGAAATTCCGCTTCTTGTTCGGGGGTTCGGTTTCTTATTCTCACCTCAACCTCTCTACCCATTTTTTGCTCATACCACCGATGATGATAGTCTTTACGGCTTAGTTTACTTTTCATGCTGTAAGTAGTTTAATTGATTTTTCGTTTGTCTGTCTGAATATGTCCTCTATTTTAGGACTGAGTGGACTTATTGTGCTTACTTGCTGAATAAGAATGTCAATTTCGTTTTGAATCTGTTCTTTTTTGGAGATTTTTACTTCTTCTATTACTATTTTCTTTTTGGGCTTATATCCATTTTTCAGATAGTATTGTCTGTTGTAGGATTTTCGCTTTTCGGAAAGTTTTGAACCGTGCTTTTCCCTGTATTCCTTTTGATATATCCTTTGATATTCTTTATATGCATCTGTCATAGTGATTTAATTTAGTAGTGGATTACTTTCTTATATTTTAGCGTTACTAAATTCTGATTAATACTTTCTATTTCCATTTCTTCGGTGTGAGTAGTTACATGAATACACTCGTGGTCTAGTCTTGTGTATTGGATAGCTACATTTCCGAAGTGGTTACATAGCTTTACGTTGGTCATGTCGGTGCCGGTTAGGTGTTCAATAATTGGATTCATAACATTTATATATTTCTTCTTTAAAATTATCAACAAAATCTATAATCGTGAGCAGGGAATTAAATTTAAACGCCATTGCGTTTTCGCAAAAAAACATACTTCCAACACATCGTAATATCTTATCGTTTGCTGTTGGAACTCTAATGAAAAATCTCCTTATAATGTGAACTGTTGGTTCTCCTTCCATTACTATAATTCCCATACATGTTTTACTTTTAAGTCCTTCTGTGCTTACGGAGCGAAACATTCCTCCGGCTATTTGTTCGTTCATAATTTTATTTGTTTGATTCGTATTGGTTTATTGCTTTAAAAATTGAATATGGTATTTGAGGAACTACGGAGTTTCCGAAGGCTGCAATACTTTGTCCGTGTAGTTTTGAGGATAACCCATCATCCACGCATAAAATTGGTGGCTCAGTTTTCCAAGCCCCCCCCGAATAATTTGTAAAGATGTTCCGGCAAACTCCCAGCTGATCTGTGATGCCTTCTCGTGTACATATTTGAAGAAAGATTGGTCCTGTGTGAGTCTGAAGCTATTGGCGTAAGCAACCAAATACAGCCTGGCTCTGTGGTGGGGCGCACCCATTTCTGAAGCTCTGCAAACTCTCCATTCTGCATTGTACCCCATTGTGGATAATTCGGTGAGTATTGCGCTAAAGTCTTGTCCTCCATTAGTTTTAAGAATGTTCGCGACATTTTCGGCAACAATATATTTTGGTCTGATTTCTTGAATAACTCTGCACATTTCATAGAATAGTCCTGTTCGTTCACCTTGTAACCCCTGTTGACCTTTACCGTCTTGTTTTGCAATACTTGCATCCTGACATGGGAATCCTCCTGTAAGCACATCAATTATTCCTATCCAAATAGTAAAGTCTGTTTTTGTAATATCTCCATAACATTCGGCTTTCGGCCAATAATAGTTTAAAACTCTTTTTCCAAATTCATTCCATTCACAGTGAAATTTGTTTTCCCATCCTGCCCATTCAGCAGCAAGGTCAAATCCACCGATACCGCTAAATAGGCTTCCGTGTGTCATCAACTTTCCATTATTCGTTTTACAATCTCATTTAATTCTTTTGCAATCTTTTGATTGAAATTCTTTTGACGCATTTTAAGCTAGTTTACGGTGTTTTCTTGCTCAAAGACAAACGCTGTATCATAAAGTCGGTACATCTTTGTCATATCGCAAGCCAGTGCGTAAATTTTTGATATTAGCCAATTCATTACATCTCGCTTTTTGAATGGCAGTTGAACTATCTCAAATTCTACACTGTCCGCCCAATTTCCGAACTCCTCTGCTACATCCGGGGTGTATTCGTTTACTTTTGCTCGCATTTTACAAGCTAATTCGTAAATCTGCTGCTCTTTCATGTCAAGTGAGTAGCTTTCCAGTACCATACTGAGGGCAAACATCATGTTGCAAGTTGGCGCAATGGTCAGTAGTTGTTCATGTGTTGGATTTTTCTTTGGCATTCGGAAGCTGTTTCCGATTAAGCCTATTCGTCTGTTGGTTATTGCTGTTGTCATTTCAAAATGGTTTATCTGTAAAATCTCGTGGTTTTAATGCTTCTGTTGGCACAAATCCGTAATCTGTTGATTCAAAAAAGTGTGTTGTTTGTTTGTCGAATCTGCTTATGAAATTGAATGTTCCGATATTTCTGCCCTTTGCAATATAATTCAATGACGTTCCCTCTACCGAATGATTTTCAAATGGTTCAGGAAATTGATTTTTACCAATCTGTTCCGGTCTATATATTAGCCATACAATGTCGGCTGCTTCTTCAATCTGTCCTGAATCTCTTAATCGCTTAATAGATGGAACCGGATTTGTGTTATCTCTTGAAAGTTGACTGAGTGCAATTATCCAAATATCGAGGTCTTTTGCAAGATTTTTAAATGTTCGGGCTATAAGTGCTGTTTGTTGTTCTTTATTCATTCCCCGGTCTGATACGTGTACAAGTTGGATATAATCAACCACTGCTCCTTTAATTCCGTAATTCTTTACCATTGACCGAATAGATGATACTATAGAATCCAAATTTGAAGTACTTTTTTCGTCAATATAAATTTCAGAGTTTAAAAGTCTGCTTATTGAGCTATCAAGTATATGAAATTGTGATTGATTAAATTTTCCGTAAAGTATTTCATTAGCCGGTATCTTGCTTTCAAACGAAGTGAACCGTGCTGCAAGTTGAATAGCCCTCATTTCCATTGAATATATAGCCAGTGCATCTCCTGATATTGAAATATTATTAGCTATTGAAAGTGCAAGACTTGTTTTTCCTTGTGAGCTTTCGGCTGCAATTATTATCAAGTCTGATTTTTGAATACCTCCTGAGCGTTTATCAAAGTCGCTAAATCCGGTTAAACTTCCTGAACTTAATTTTTTATCCTGTGAATTAAACTCAACGTTTTTAATCATCTGTGCTACTGCTTCATTCATTCTCAGGATTGATCCACCGTTGAAATTTGATACTTCGGTAAGGTTTTTAGTAGCATACGACATTATTTCGTCTACATCAACCTTGTCATCATATGCCATACACATCACATCGTTTGAAATTCGTATCATCTCCCTGGATAGAAACTTCTGATAAACTATCTGTGCATGATACTCTAAGTGAGCTGTAGAACTTACATTGGCTGTAAGGATTGTAATGTAATATGCTCCACCAACTTCATCAATCAATCCATTTTTACGAAGCTGATTGGTTACAGTGTGCATATCAATAGGCTCATTTGCCGATGCGAGTTCTTTAATGGTTGAATATATTTTTTGGTGTGCAACCTTGTAAAAGCATTCAGCCTTTAAAAATTCACTTACCAATGAATAGGCTTCCTTCTCAATCATTAATGCTCCGAGTACAGATTCTTCCAACTCAACTGCTTGTGGAGGTAATTTTCCAAACTCATTAGCTTGTACTGGTTTTATTTCATTTTTAGCCATGCGTTCAATGTTAGGTAAACTGATTTATATTTCTTAACTAAGTCTTTTTTATTCTCCATTGCCAATAATTTATCGGTTATCAATTGAGAATCATATTTTGAAGTAAGAACATTGAAATTTTCTTCTGTCATTTGAATTTCAAGTTTTGAAACATTAGGGCAATTTTCATTTACCCATTTTTCATACTTCTGAAATTTTGTTTGACATATATTATTATCGTTAGATAATAATTGTTCTTTGTTCTTTGTTTCTTGTTTATCTATACTATCAATGCTTTTGCTTTGCTTTTGACTATGCTTTTGCAGTGCTTTGTCTAGTGCTTTTGTATGTGCTTTGGTATTTTTTACAATGGCAATTATATTACTTGAGTACTGATTTTTTGATACTTCTATCATTTTTATAAACCCCCAATCAACCAAATCATACAATGTATTTGAGTACGTTCTGAAATTCCTTATACCTATAGCATCTTTTACCATTGAGGTAGGTAATCCGAATTTTTCTTTCCATCCTAAACGGTTGCAGTGTTCTATTATAAAGAAGTACATTGCAATATGATTAGTGCTTATTTTCTCAGGATTATCAAAACACCAATTAAAGAATTGTCTACTCAGGTCATATCCTGTTTTTTCGATGTCTGCCATAATTAAAATAAGTTTGAAAGTTTATCGCTATCTGTTTGGTCGAGTAAATCAATCCTATTCAGTTGAATAAATTTGACTTTCTCTTTGTAGTATGCAATTTTATCTTTGATTTCAGCCGTTGTGAGCTTATTTGATTCGTTCCGGCTTATCAATAAATTGTCGTATCGCTCTTGCCCTATTCGGTAAGGAAGCCTGATTGCATATTCGTTGATGTTTCCATGTTTATGCTGATTGCAGTAAACACACTGTCCGTGTACGTTATCTTCATTAAACCTTATGTTTGGATATGCTCCAACCGAGAAGAAGTGCCCAGCATCGAATTTGCCTTTTAATGGAGTATCACAACTTATACATGGTTTTCCTTTGTCCCTTTCCCGAATGTAAGTGTTGAAAATAGCTTGTAAGTCTTTCAGCCATTCAGAATGAGTTTTTAGTTTAGCCTTCAGTTCGCTTTTTTCTTTCTGCCAATCCTTTTTAGAATCTTTCTTTCTCTTTTCGTTTCCGTGCTTAATAAGGCACTGTAAGCATTGTTTTTGCTTTATGGTGCTGTTGTAAGTTGTCATTGGCTCAAATTCGTTTCCGCATTTACACTTCATTATTTCTGTTGTTTTAATTGTAAACTTTCAATGCTCGGAAAATAAACTACTATGTCTTTGTTGGCAAGCCATTGAGCAATAACCTCAAATATCAACTCAATATCGTTGTGGGTTAATTGTGTTGTGCTTGTCTTTGCCAACATGGTTTCTTGTAGCTCTTTCCAAATCTTTTCCTTAACTACTTCTGCTGTGTACGTTTTTTCGATTACTTCTCCGGTTACTATATTCATGTCCGGGTATTGATAACCTAATCTATTCAACTCAAAAGCTATGTTCTGGAATAAAACATGAAGTGCTTTGTTTTCCTGATTGCTTCGCTTATGTGGAAGATTATCTATCAAGGCTTTGATTATAGATTTTGAAAGTCCAATTTTGAAGGCAGATTGTTCAATTTCTTCGATTTTGTAGGTCATTTTCTTAGTTTCTTTTTGGAAGATGCAAGATATTTCCATAACTCGCACTCGTCAATGATTAATAAGTCCAATTGTTTAGCGTGATTGTATTCTTCTGAACAGCCTTTTGATAAAGTCCAACCCTCGCAAAGTACAATTGCATCACAGTCGGTAAGTGCTGCAATATCTTCAACCATGTATTCGTGCCATGTTGGTTTACGTCTTAGTGAATCTTTTATGAATTTTTCAAGTATATCTCCAATGTCAAATGGGTTTACGGCATTGTGATTGTTTGATTCAATCATACTTTTAATTTTAGAAGCGTGTTTACGTTGTGTAGCTTCGTCTTTGTTTGTGATAGGAATGCTGATATAGATTTTCATAATAAATAATTTTTAAATGTGTAGCCGGAAAGGGTTTCAATCCATATCGTCCGGCTTTGGGTTTAATCTTCTTCGTAATATTCACTATAGTCATCATCATTGTCGTAATCATCTTCTTGTGCTTCTACGAATTGGGCGCAACATCCACAAACATATTGATTACCTACATCGTGAAGTTTTGAGTTGTGTATTTCTTCCCCGCATACTTCACATTCGGTGTATGGGTAATCTTCGGGTATTTCAATAATTGGTTCCATAATTTATTTTGTTTTACTTTGGTGTAATCTGATTAATTGTGAGTGTTCGCCTTTGTTGGCGTTAAAATGGTAAATCACTTCCCGGAGGTGGTGGTGTTGCTACTTCGCTTTGTTGTCCGTAAGTGTTTTCCGGTGGCGCTGTGGTTGTCGGTGCGGGTTCGGTTTCTTTTGGCTTTTGCTCAAAATAGCTTATTTTACCATCCCAATTTCCGACCGGAACTGTTTTCATTACTGAAAAAAACGATTGATCATCCATTACAAAGAACCTCCCGATGTTGGTGTATTCGTTCTTTTCTTCTCCGTTCCTGTTTGTGTACTTTCCTGTGATAGCACACATGTCATAAATCTTTTTTACATTTGCCATTGTTTTAGTTTTTGAAATAATTTTTTATTGTTTGAAATATCTGTCCTTTTGAAATTATCTGACTGATTACTTTTTCGTCCCGATAAATTCTGAATTTTGAGTATTCATTTTCCTGAATTTCCCTGAGTATATTTTCTTCATCATCGTAGCTGTCTACAGCAAGGAATACAAGGTTTGCGCTGTCAAGTTTTGAGCAGAATAGCTGTATTTGAACCTGATTGTAATATTTTTTGAATGTTTTCTGAATGATAGCTTTTTGTTCTTCCTCTGTCTTATTGATAAGAGGTTGAACCATGTCTATATAATCAGTAAAATGAATTGTTTTCAGTTCGTCAAAGTCAACTACCTTTCCACCATTAATCTTTGCAAAATCCAAACTTGAAGTAAATACGTCCATTTCTTCATTCGTTACTTTGTATTGAATGAAATAATCGTCTGTAAGTATTTTTAAGTAGTTCTGTTCAAGTATTGCTCCGGTTCTAAGCGCATCTATCGGACTTGCTAAAGCGTTGTAATACGGCTTATCCTCATCAACAAACTTTCGCATTAAATCCCCGAATGTTTTTGTATTTATTCCTGCCATTAAAGCAGAAATATCACCGCTTCCAATTGTTAGATTCATATTAATTTCTTTTCTGAATATGTTTTGAAAATAACTGTAATGTCTTTCTCTGAAATATCTGAAAGTTCGCCTACGTTAAAGTGTTGGAGCATTTTTTGACATACTTCTGTGTTTTTCAACAAATAGTTTTCTACCAAAGCTCTTTTTTCGGAAATGGTTTTTGCTGTTGTTGTTTCCTTTGATTTTTCAGCATCCGGATCTTCGCCCGTTGCAATCTTATAAGCGTTCAATAAAGCGTATTTTCTTGCATAGGTTGAAGCCTTTCCAAATCCTTTATCTCCTGAATCAATACCTTTTCCGAAAGATTCTACTTCAATAAACTGTGTTGTATCTTCAAGGTCGATAATTCGTACAGTCATTTTTATCGTATCTACATAAGTCAATCCTTCTTCATTATTTTTCTTCTGAATACGGATAACTTCTGAATTGATAAGTTCCTGTTTTATTGGAATTGAAACAAGTTTGTATTTTTGCTCTGCATCCTTTACCGCAAGGGTTACGTCAATATCGCTTACAGCCTTATAGCTGTAACTTCCACTGCCTACTGTCATATCCTTTGATATGTTCCTTACTTCGTTTGAAACTGCCTGTATTTTCTCATACAGATTTAATAGTCCACTCATATATTTAATTTTTAAATGTTATTCGTCATATTCGTTATAATCCAATGCTAATTCTGCTTTATAGATTCGCAAACAGTCAGGACAAAGACAACTTCCTGTCAAATCGTCCATTTCTTGTTCGTCAAAATACTCTAAGCAGTCATCGCACTGTATTAATTCTTCTTCGGGTTCCGGACAGCAAGCCGGACAACTTTTGTTCGGTTGGCTTTGATTACATACATCGCACATATTATAATTCTTTAAGTAGTTTATTTAATCGTTCTGATAGTCTTATAATACAT